GCCACGCAATGGACGTGCCGACGTTGGCCGTCGAGCCCTGGGTGTAGCCGCGGAGGCCGACAGCCATTAGGCCCTCCTCATCGCGGTGAGCAGTTGCCCCGTCGCATATCCACTGATCCGGTCCACGCCGCCGATCTCAACCCGAGCGCCATTGATGGCAGCGGACACCGCAGCCGCCAAGGCGGCCGGATCAGCCCCACTGGAGGCACCGAGCTTGCGTCCGACATCGCTCCACACGGCCAGCGATCGCTGCCGCCTGCCCGGATGCCCGCTGATCCAGGCCTCCCATGCCCCAGCGCCAGTCTCGGCCCACTGCACGCCACGGGCACCCTGATTCCACGCCGTGCGGGGCTGCTGGCCCTCGAACGATCCGCCATTAGCGAACGACATGGTTCCGCCCGGGAAGGACCGGACCCCACCCGCGGCGTTCGCTGGCCCGAACTTGTCGGCCTGCGCCGCGATCCGCAGCGTGATCGTTCGCGCCGACCAGTAGCTGTAGAGCCCCTGGAGGGCGGCCGACGCCCGAGACGTATCGGCGCTGATCTGGGTCGCACGTGCAGCCGGGATCGAGAGCAGTTGCTCCGTGTATTTCTGCGCCTCAGCCTTCGACATGCCGAAACGGACTGCCATGGCCTCGATCCGCTGGCGTGACGTCTCCAACGTGCCCTGTAGGTCGCCCTGACTGGCCCCGTTGGCCTGCATCGCGCCGATATTGTCCAGTGCCGCCTTGGTCATGCCGTCCAGAGCGCGGGCATTCTCGCGGCCCTTCTCGGTGCCATCGGCGAGCGTCTGCCCATTGCTTTTCAGCGCCGCCTCGGCGCTGGCGATCGACTCGGCCCACTGACGGTTCGCCTCGCGGGCATCCAAGACTGGAGACGCGAAGCCGGCGAGCGCATCGGCGTAGGCCTTCGTTGCGTCCGTCGCGGAGGAGGCGGCCTGCACATACTCCTCGACGGTCGCCGCGGTCGGAGCGGTGGACTGGCGCATCCCGTCCTGAGCGATTTTCGCCTGCTCTAGCGCGGCGGCATACTGCGGGAATGCCTGCTGCAACCGCTCCAGCGGAATACCTTGACGGGTCGCCTCATCGGTAAGGCGCTTGAACGTCTCGGCGGCCTGGTCGGCCTTGCCGCCCTGCACGAACCCGGCCAGCGCCTTATCGAGTTGCTGGAAGAACGCGATGCTCGACCCCGCCTGTGAGCCATCCCAGAACACGATGCCGTCGAGCAGGTTCGTGCCCTTGATCCAGGCCGACTCGTTGAACACGCGCTCAACGCTTGCCCCGAGGTCGTTGAAGCCATCGCGCATTAGCATCGTGACGCCCTCGGCCCGAGTCCCGCCCTTGATCAGCGCGTCCAGCGACTTGACCGCATCCTGATTAGCGCCAGACCAGTCGTTAACAACGGACTGCATGGAGCTATAGGCGATTTCTAGTGCCGCGGCAGCCGCTACCACGAGACCGATGCTCTTCGCGGCGGCCCCAAGCCGCCCGGATGCGACCTGGGACGTCAGCCCCATTTCGGCCAGAGAGGTCTTGAACGCCGCTATCTTCGGGACGGCGATCAGCGCCGACCCCCCGATGAGCGCAATTGCCGTCGCCACCAACCCGAGCACGGTCGCCGCGTGCTTGACCGGCTCCGGAAGTGCCGAGAACCATTGCGCCAGCGACCCGGCCGACTCTGCGAGGCTCGCGAACGCCGGGAGCACCACGGCACCCACGTCGATTGCCGCGTTGTTGAGCTGATTCCGGGCCATCTTGATTTTCGACTCGGCCGTCTCGTACCGCTTGGCCGCCTCGTCGGTCAGCGCGGAGTTGTCACCCCAAGCCTTAGTGCCAAGGTCCAGGCTCGACCTGAGCAGGTCACTCGCGTTCGCGGCCCTCAATAGGGTGTCGCGGACCCGCACCTCAGACAGGCCCAGGTTCTCCAGGGTCTGGAAAGCCGACCCACCAGACGACTCGACCCGGCCCAGGCCCTCCACGAACGCCGTAACAGCCCCGGCCGCGTCCGTGCGGAATTTGGTCGAGAAGTCGTCGACAGACATGCCCGCCACCCGGGCGAACTTCTCGACCTGGGTGCCGCCCTTGTCGACAGCCTGGGCCATATCGACGAACACGCGGGAGATCGCGGACCCACCCGCTTCGGCTTCAATGCCGACCGACGACAGCGCCGACGCGAACCCCATCACCTGCGCCTCGGTCAGGCCGATAGTCCGGCCAGCGCCACCGATCCGCAGGGCCATCGCTAGGATGTCCTGCTCCGTCGACGCGCCCGCGTTGCCTAGAGCCACCAGTGCTGACCCCGCCCTGCTCGCCTGTGACGGCATTACCCCCATGACGTTGCCGAGCTGGGCAAGGCCTGTCGCGGCTTCATCGGCCGACAGGTTCGTCGTCTCGCCAAGGTCGATCATCGTCCGCGTAAACGACGCAATGTCCGCACGCTTCACCCCGAGCTGACCGGCAGCCTCAGCCACCCCGGCGATCTCCTCGTGAGTCGCGGGAAGCGTGTTCGCTAGCCCCCGCAACTCGGCCTGCAACTGAGCCATCTCCGACGCTGACCCGTCAACCGTCTTGGTGACCCCAGCCCACGCCGACTCCCAGTCCATCGCGGCCTTCGCGGCCAGCCCATAGCCGGCGGCCAGCGCAAGCCCCATGACGGTCGCGCCGCGTCCGACCTTCTCCATGGCCGCGAGCCGCGTTTGCGCTCTCGCCGCGTCCTCGCGAGCCGCCTGCATCTGCATATTGGCGATGGCCCGTTCGGCCGCCTCCAGCCTGCCGAGCTCCCGCTCCAACGCCTTTGCCGACGTCTCGGCCGATTTGAAGCCACGGTCCTGGAACTGCGACTCGATCCGGACAAGCAGGTCAGTGGTGCTCACCCGGACCCCCTACTCATGTGTTGTTGACGCGGCAGGCCGCACATTCGCTCGCTGGACCATCCGAAGCCGCCAGGTGCAGGCCGCGTTCGCCCGTCTCTGCGTTCAGCGACTCCTGAGCAGCCTGGAGTCGCTGACAGCCCGGGCACACCCGGCCGTGGTAATGCTGCGGCTCCCGAGGATTGCCGTCAGTGTCGATCCAGTCCTCTTCGTGAGTGCCGCACGTGGGGCACCTGGAGGCTTCGTGCTCCTGCCAGTGCAGTGCCGCCGCCTGCGATTCGTCGGGCCACGCCAAGAAGGAATGCAGCGGGATTCCGCGAGGTCCGCAGTACGCCATGCGCGCCGCGAACAGGCGGTCCCGCTTCAGCCTTTTGGGACGGTCGGAGACGGGGCGGCCGTATTGAGATTGAGCAGCGCTGACCAGAGAGTCAGCTTCTCTCCGTGAGACCACGCGCCGAACAACTCGACCCACGCGGCGTCATCCTGGAGCGACTCGTCCTCAGCGCACAGCCCGGCCAGCATCGGCAGCGCCGCGAGCCAGTCCGTGCCGCCCTCATCGTCCGGGTATGCCGCGAGCACCTTCTCGAACGCGTCCGTGGCGACGAACGCAACCGGCACGGTGGCGCCCTCGCGCAACGCGTCCACCCGATCCGCGAGCCCCTCCATGGCCGAAAGGTCCCCAGATGCTGCGGCGGTGAGCGCTGACCTTTGCAGGCCGAGCAGCTCAGCCGCGGCATCCTCGGACATCTCGGCCACCTGGACCGGGACGACCACCCGGCGACGCGTCTTGGCCGCCAGGCGGTCCCGCAAGGTCAGATTCACGCGGGGATCGTCAGGTTCTCGCCCGGCACCTTCGTGATGCTGAACGAGATCGTGATCTGGAAGGCGTTAGACAGGGTGCGAAGCTTCGAGTGCGATGCGACCTTGACGGGGTAGACGTCACACTTCTTGGTCGGGACGTCGCCGCCATCCATGAAGCAGATGAATCCCGCCTGGTCGACAGGAAGGTTCGTCCGCGCGTCAGCGCCGCCCACGTCGCCGTAGAAGGTGATGCTCGACTGCTCCGGGCGGATCGCACCATTGATTTGCGCGGTGAATCGCGATCCCAGGTCCGGGACGTCGATCATGTCGACACCGACAGCCCATCCCGCGAGGTCGGCAATCTCGCCGCTCAGGTCGGTGCCGGCCGTGATCTCCGGCCGTGTCGGCGTCAGGTTGGTCGCCGCGACGGCAGGCAAGAAATACACCTTCGTCGTGCCGCGCTGGAAGAACCTCGTCGTGGCGGTCAAGGCTGCCATGTCTTACTCCTTGGGCTTGGCCGCGCGGGTGCGAGGCTCGGGGGTGGGCTCGGATTCGGGGGTTGGCTCCCAGCCAGGGAACGCCTCCGGGTTGATCAGGTCAGCGACCTGCCCAGGCAGGTCAGGGTGCGTGCAAAGCGGCATCGCTTCTCCTTAGCGGAAACCCGCAGAGCGGGCAGCGGACTGAACGGCGTCCCGAGCGGCCGACATGACGACCTCGGAAACGGAATCGACAGCGGGACGCAGGTAGGGACGCGTCGCTTGCGTCACCCACTCCGCCCCGCCGAATACGGGATGCCGGAATGTCCGGCCACCCCCGCGCCGCAACCCCTCGTAGGGGCGGGCGTGGGGAACTCTCGGATCGACTCGCAGGGCAACGCCAGTCCGCGGGCCACGAGTGGACGTCCGCAGGCTGATAGCCCCCGGAATGCGCGACGACCACGACGCATTCGAGCGTGCCTTCGCGAGCGCGGTCTCACCCGCCGCACGGAACCCTCGACGCAACTCAGTGCGGACGTCCTTGGGCAACTCGCCCAGATCGCCAACGAGAATGCTCAGCGATGGATATTCGACGGGCATCAGCGCAACGCCACCCCGGCTACCGAAAACCGAAGCTCCACGGCCGTTCCATCGCGAACCTGGAATGCCCTCATCGCAACGTCAGGCCCGATGCTCGCGTCGTCCAGCACTCCAAGTCCGCGCGTGACTTTCGCCCTGGTCTCGATGGCGTCCACAACGTCACGGCACCGCCGAAGCATGGCCGGGACAACCGTGTCGTAATGGTCACCCGACCACAGCGAGACGACGCAACGGACCTCGTACACGTCCCTGTAGCGGACGCCGAGCCCCTCGCCGCGCTCTGTCCTCACGATCGTGCCGTCCCCGCCATCCGGAGCCCACGCAACCGAGGCCACACTGTCGGGCAACTCTTGATCGCCCGGATCGCCGATGAGGACCAGGCCGTCAGGCATGGCGGCCGACATCGCGACGACTACCGCGTCAACGAACTCCGGCAACCGGCTAGACATCTCGATCACGCGACACCGAACCTACGGTGCGGCTCCATGAGGCTCATCGCCGCGTTCGGGATGGCGAACCCCGAAGATGCCTGATCCTCTGAGCCTTGCCGGCTCGGCCGTTGCGTGCGCCACAGATGCCGCGCGATGATCCGGACCGCCATCTGCGCCCATGCGGGAGCCGGCTCACGGCCGACCCGATACTGGACGGTCAGCCCGACCACGCTCGCCCCGGACGTGGAGGTCAGTACGTCGCCGACGTCGACCCGGTAGTCCGACACCGACAGCGCGGACTCGTCCCGGGACACCGAAAGCACCTCGATTACCGGGCCGTAAGTCAATGCGGCAGAGGCCAGCCGTTCCGATACGTCGCGGACGTCCACCGCGCCACACCTGTCTTCAACCGCCTGACGAGACGCGGCAGCGATGACAGCGATGTCGTCCCAACTGTCCTCGCCAGTCACCCGCAGGTAGGCGCGGAGCTGGTCGTCAGTGAAGAACGGCATGGTCAGCGGCCCCGTCCACGTTGGTTGTGTTCAACCTCGTCCAGGAGGATGACGGACACAGGTCAGGCCTCGATGACGAAGAACCCGTCCGACTGGTCGGGGGTCCCGTCCGCGCGGATGGACGGCATGGTGACCC